GTGCCGGGAGTCGAAAAAGTGCTGCCCAAATGCCTGAAGTACATTGAAGCCGCCACCCAAGCGGGCTTCGACGGGGACAAAGGCAAGATGAGGCAGTACCTGAATGCCGCCGGCATCATCGGGGCCAAGGGCGCGGAGAATGAAATGCGCACCGGGAATTTCGTGCCCCTGAAGCCCTCCACGATAGCCGCCCGGCACCGGCAGCGACAGGACGCCGCACCACGGCAGAGCGAGAAGGACTACATGAAATTTTACTACCAGTTGAAGGACGGGGGCGCGAGCCCTGAGCAAGCCGCCGCGGTGGCGCAGGAGGAGGTCGGGATACACCCCCTGCTCAATACGCTCGAATTGCTGCACTCGGTCACGTATGTCGTGCGGGATGAGGATCACGAGGCCTACGCTTAAATGCCGCTCATCGACATGACAGACGCCCTGACGGACCCCGATTTCATGGACACGTTTACGGTCGCCCGGCAATCGCAGACGATTAATTCCTCGGGCTTTGCCGTCAACACGCCGACCGTCACGCCCCCGTTGTATGGGGTTGTGACGAGTGACCGAGGCAAACGGTTGCAGCGGGGCACGGACGCGGAGCGTATTGCTCAGACGATTACGATCATCACGACGTTTGAATTGTCCGCAGGCGCCGGCACAGGGCAAACGGCGGATGTCGTGAACTGGAACGGGCAGCAATACACCGTCACGCATATTGACGATTACTCCCGGTTTGGGCAGGGGTTTATCCAGGCCACCTGCGAGCTTCAGTCGGTGAACGGATAAACACACATCAATTATTGGAGTGAACTTGAATGAGTAACCTTGGCCTTTCCGTCAACGATGTCGTTAATGGCACCGTCTCCTTGTCGCCAAGCGCCGCCGCAACGCGCAATTTTGGCATCCCGCTGATACTCGGGGATTCGGGTGTCATCGACACTCAAACGCGCTTCCGCATCTATTCCTCGCTCACCGCCGTCGGGGGCGATTACGGGGGCACGTCGCCCGAGTATCTGGGCGCGCAAGAGTTTTTCGAGAACAATCAGAGCGGCACCGTATACGTCGGCGCCTGGGCGGCGAATCCGACATCCGCGTGGCTCGTCGGCGCTGTGCTGTCCTCCGCGCAGCAAGCCATCGCGAACTTCAACACGATCTCCAATGGCGGCATTGTCATCATTATCAATGGCTCGACGCACACGATCACGAACCTGAACCTTACGGGGGTCACGAACCTGAACGCGGTGGCCTCTGCGTTGACGATTGCCCTCAATGGGGCAGCGACGTGTACGTGGAATGCCAACAATAACTTTTTCCAGATTCTGACCACGTTGACGGGACCCACGGCCTCCATCGGCTTTGCCACGTTGGGCGCGGGCACGGACCTGTCTGTGTTGATGGGATTGAGCGCCACCGTCAGCGGCTCGTATGTGGTGCCTGCGATTGCGGCGGAAGCGCCGCTGGTGGCCGCGCAATTGCTCGCGACCATGACGACGGGTTGGTATGGGCTGTCGTTCAAATCGACTACAGCGATCACGGATGCGCAGCACACGGCGGTCGCGAACTTCATACAAGCCGTGTCGCCGCCGAGGATCTACGGCATCACGACCGCGGAGGGGGCTGTGCTCAATGGCGGCACGGGCACGAGCATCGGCAATTCGCTCACGCTCAACCGCACGTATTGCCAGTACAGCTCTGCGACGCCCGCCGCGGATCTCGCGGCGTTTGGCATCGCATTCACAACCAATTTTCTCGCCGATGATTCCCTGTACACCCTGATGGCGAAGGACGAGTTGGGCGTGCTCGCAGAGAACCTGACCGAGACCCAGGCCGCGAATCTGAAGGCGGCTAATTGCAACGTGTTCGTCGAATACAACAATGGCAAGGCCATTTTGCAATGGGGCACGATGACGGATGGCACGTACTTCGACGTGATCCACGGCACCGATTGGCTGTCGAATGCGATTCAGGTGGCTATCTTCAACTTGCTGTATACGAATCGCAAGTTGCCGCAAACGGACGCGGGCGTGAGTCAAATCGTGGCCACGATTGCCCTGCAATGCGCGCAGGGCGTGGCGAATGGGCTGATTGCCCCGGGGACCTGGAACGGTCCGCCGATTGGGCAGATTGCCACAGGGGACTTTTTGCCCCTGGGGTATTACATCTATGCGCCCCCGGTCTCCTCGCAATCGCAGTCCGCACGCGCCGCGCGTCAGTCGCCCGTGTTGACCTGTTGCATCAAACTCGCGGGCGCCATCCACACGGTCAACTACATCCTCAACGTCAATCAATAAGGAGTTTACTTCCATGCCGACTTATTCATTCAACGATGTGACGGGCTCACTCGTCGGCCCCACGGGCTCGACCCCTTTGGGGTACGGAGAGGCGGTCACGGACGAGGGCATATCCATCGAGCCCAAGGGCGACAAGAACACGATGGAGATCGCGGCCGATGGCAATGGGCAGCATTCGCTGCACGCTGACAATTCGGGCATCGTCACGATTCGCTGCCTGAAGACCTCGCCCCTCAACGCCGTGCTGCAAGCCATGTACGATGTGCAGACATCCTCCTCCGCGCTGCATGGTCAGAACCTGATTACCGTCGCCCACGCGCCCTCGGGCGACATGAACACGGCCGAGCAGTGCGCCTTCTCGAAAAAGCCGCGCGTCGTGTACGGCAAAGTGGCAGGGCTGATGGAGTGGATGTTCGAGTCGATCAAGGTCCACTCGGTGCTGGGCACGTACTAAGAGCACGTAACCGATGAGTCTCACACCGACAGAATTCACGAAGGACGGCGTGCGGTATCGCATGCGGGCGCTCAACGTCATTGAGCAGTTGCACCTCAACCGTAAGATCGCCCCCCTGTTGCCGCCGTTGATCCCCGTGTTGATGAAATTGGTTCGGGATCGCGCGGCGGAGGGGGAGGAGAACGCGTTCAACCTCGATGTCGAGGGTCTCGCGGCGCTCGCCCTGCCGTTCGCCAATTCGATTGCGGACATGAGCAATGAGAAGGCGGAGGAAATCATCACGATGTGCCTGGGCACGATTTCGCGTTACATCGAGCAGGGCAATGCCTGGATGCCCGTATGGATCGCGAATGCCAAGGCGAGCACCTATCCTGAGTTCAACTCGCTTCACACCGCACTGCCGTTCGTGCTCGAGGTCATCAACAATGCGCTCGGCCCTTTTATTCAAGGGTTCCTTTCCAAGGCGGATACCAAGGAGCCCGAGATGAAGACAACGCTCTAGAATGGGCAGAGCTGCCCGAGGGGGAAAGCTGGATTCTGTTCCCCGTTGAGCACGGGATGTGCAAGTACGAAAGCCTGAAGGACGGCAGCCTCGATCTCGCGGACATCGCCCGCATGAATGACGCGATACAGGTCAAAGCGATTAACGCGCGCATTGCGAACGGAGAGGACAAGTGGCAGACACGACGATCAAAAGCTTCCTAATCAAGCTCGGGTACAAAACCGACGAGTCTTCGATTAAGAAGTTTGAGGACGGCATCGTGCATGCCACGAAAATCGTCGTGGGGTTTGCGGCCGCAGTGGAAGCAACCGCAGTGGCGGTGGCGGTCGGGGTGGGCAGGTTCGCGAACAACCTCGAGGCGCTGTACTTTGCATCCGTGCGCACGGGGTCCGCCGCCGGCAATCTCAAAGCCTTCGACCGTGCTGCTCAGTCCTTCGGTGCGAGCGCAGGGCAGGCACTCGGGAGCGCAGAGGCGCTCGCGCGATTCTTCCGCCAGAACCCCGCGGGCTCCAGCTACGTCAACGCGCTTCTTGGACAGATCGGTGAGTCGGCGTACGACAAATCGGGGAAGCTCAAAGAGATCCCCGAACTGATAACGACGATCGGCAAGCTGTTCGCGAGCAACACAAAGCACAACGCGGGATTCGTGAACTACCAGCTGTCTGACATGCTGCACATCGATGAGAAGACGATGCTGGCGATTCAGGACGGCTCCTTCGCGCGAAGGTACGCGGAAGTGCAGAAACAGATCAATACCCCCGCCTTTAAGCACGCGACCGAGGGCGCACACGCGTTCATGGAGTCGCTGCGCCGCCTGCAAGATCAGTTGTACATTTTGGGCGTGCAGATCACCGATACGCTGCAAAAGAAGCTCAGTTTCTCTCTCGATGGAATCACGCGATGGTTGTCCTCCGGCGGAGACCAGAAGGTCGCGAACATCATCATCGAGATCGTCGGCACGGCAATCGACGATTTCAACAAGCTGCTCGCTTGGTGGGACGAGCACCATGAAGCCATTGAGACGCGCATCAAGGAAACCTGGGACTCCCTCAAAAAAGCATACACCGACATCATTAAACCCACGTTTATCTGGGTGTACGACAAACTCAAGGATCTTGACACTCAGACAGGTGGCTGGAGCACGAAGCTCCTCGTGCTCACGGGTCTTCTGTCCAAGATGGGCTTGCCCGCGACTATCTCCGCATTGGGCGCGATTGCCATGGCCTTCAATGATATGGGTAAGGGTCTGGAAGGCATGGGCGACGGGGCAAAGACGTTGGGGGTCGTTGCCACGGCGATTGTCGCCATCGCAGGCAGCGCAGTTGCATTGGCCGGGCTCGGGGTGGAAATCGGCGCGTGGTTCAACGACAAATTCCCCAACAATCCTTTAGCAAAGCTGGGCAACTGGATAGGCGGTGCATTATTCGAGCACGACAACCCCCTGTCTTTGCAAAACCGCCTCGACAAGTACGGTCTTAAGCCCACGGAGAAGGCCGCCATCATGGCGAACATATTCGCGGAGTCGAGAGGCAATCCGATTGCGACCAGTCGCGACGACAAGGGCAATACTCATTTCGGTTTGTTCCAGTTTGGCCCCGAATGGCAGGAAAAGTATACCGAGTGGGCGGACACGAAGAACGCTGCCGGCGCGCATTACAACCGATTCTTAAGTCGCAGCGATGACCCGGCAGAACAGATCGATTTTTTCATGGACATGTTGCAAGGGTCGAACGACCCTGGTATGCGGCGGCTGCGTGCCGTGATGCAAGCCAATCGGGCGAACGGTGCCATGGGTGCGAACAAAATCGCGCAGACGATGGCCCTTGAGTTCGAAAGGCCGTTTGCCGGGGACAAGGGCACCGAGGAAGCGAACAAACGCGGCACGGGAGCGACCGTCATTTACAACTCCTTCCACATTACGGAGTCTAACGATCCGCATAAGACGGCGAATGCGGTCAAGGAAATAATAGACAAAACGCACCGCGACGCGGCCCGTGATTTCGTGCCATCAGGGGTGATCCAGTGACGTTTCTGCCCGCGCCCCCGACGCTGCCCAGAATTAGCGATGTCGTCTCCACGGTCATCGGGCAGGCGGTCACGGCGGGACTCAACACGTTGTCGGGGCTCTTTACGATCATTCCTCAGGGCGTGATCGATACCATCCCGATTCAAGCCACGTTGTCCGAGCGATACACGGATCGGTTAGAGGTGACGAAGCATCCTGTGCAGTTGGGCGCACAGATATCGGACCATACGTATCGTCTGATGCCTGTGATCTCGCTGCGTTGCGGCTGGAGCAACTCGCGGTACTCGGGCAACCCCCTCGTGCCCCCATCAAGCAACGTCACTCCCGCGACTTTTGCGGGCGGGCAGATGTCGGTCGGCGATTACGTGAGCGGTATCTACTCACAGCTCCTCGCCCTGCAACAATCGAATACGCGCTTCGATGTCATTTCGACGTTGCGGCATTATACGAGCATGGTGATTACGTCGCTCGAAATCTTGGAGCGGGATCAGAAGACTTCACAGGCCTTGATGATTACCGTGACCTGTGAGCAATTGCTCGTCGTCAACACGACGACCGCGCAGTTGCCGCCCATCACGAATCAGGCGAACCCTCTCGCCACCGCGACGACACAGAACACGGGATCGCAGTCCTTGGGCGCCCCCGTCACGCCCTCTAGCATAGGCTCCGTGCCTCAGACGACATGGACCGCGCCCACGGACAGGTCCTCATGACCACGATTTATCCCATTCCTCTGCAACCCAACCCGCAGCAGTTCACAATCTCGCTCGCGGGCACTTCGTACACGTTCACGCTGCGTTGGCGCAACGCGACGAATGGGGGCTGGTTCCTCGACATCGGGGATGCTCAAAACAACCCCCTGCTCTCGGGCATCCCCCTGACTACGGGCGCCTCGTTGCTTGGGCAGTATGAGTATGTGGGCATCGGGGGCGATCTGTGGGTCTCCACGACGAGCGATCCCGATGCGCCCCCGACGTTCACGAACCTGGGCACGGATGGCAATTTGTACTTTGTGACGGACCCTTGAGCGCCGTCATTAATTTCGACGGCAGCGCCACCCCGGCCCCCACCCCGGACAGTGGAGTGACGCTCGACGAAATCACGGTGGAAGCCGCGCGCCCTGATGCGGCCCAAACCACGGGCGATGCGCAATTCGGGCGACAATTGCAATTGATCGTCACGAATGCGCAGGGGCAGGGGCTCGACCTGTCGCAGTTTCGGGTGGTGTTTCGAGTGTCGCGCGGCGACTTGCAGAATCCGAATACGGCGGACATTCGGGTCTACAATCTCAACACTGACACGGCAAATTCCCTGGCGGGCAATAACTCGCAGTACACGCAGCTCGCGTTGCAGGTCGGGTATCAGGGGCAGAACCTGGGGCTCATTTTTGCGGGGACCATTGCGCAGGCTCGCATTGGGAGGGTGAACCAACTCGACTCCTATGTCGATTTCACGGCGGGCGATGGAGATGAGCCGTATAACTTCGCGACGTTGACTGCGCCCTTGAGCGCCGGGAGCAGTGGCCCCGCGGCGGTGCTCGCGAATTTTCTTCGCTCCATGCAGGCAGCCGCATCAGCTAACGGGAGCAAGCTCACGCAAGGGTATGCCGGCCCCCTGGGCACGAATGCACCTCCGCGCGGCAAGGTGCTGTACGGCAATACCAAAGACCTGTTGCGCACGTTCGCCCGCACGAACGACATGGTATGGAGCATTCAGAACGGGCAGCTCACTTTGATTCCGCGCTCCTCCTACGTGCCGGGGAACACGATCATCCTGTCCCCTGCCACGGGGTTGATCGGTAGCCCGGAGCAAATTCAAAACGGGGTCTCCGCCCGCATGTTGCTCAACCCGCAAGTCGGGATCGGCTCAGCGGTCAAGATCGTGGACGCCACCATCAATCAGTTTCGGTACACCCCGGGACTCGTGTCACAGGCTTCAAATTGGGCGATACAGCAATCGAATGCGATCAACGGGCAGGGGCTTTATTACGTGATGAACGTCGAGCATTTTGGCGATACGCGGGGCAACGATTGGTACACGGACATGGTGTGCTTGTCGATTGATGCGTCGGTTGCGGTGGTGAACACGTCGCACATCGACGGGTATTTTATCAATCCTGGGCCGATCCCGAGAAACTGATGGACCCGCGCGAACGATCTATCGACCTTCCCGAACTCCTGCGGCTCGCGTTCGAGGCAGGGCAGCGCACGCTGTGGACCGCGATGCCGGGAATTGTGAAGAATTTCCCCGGTACAGACGGCCCTGCAAATGCGTGGACGGTGGACGTGCAGCCGACAATCAAGGGGCTCGTGCAAGACACGTTGGGCAACCGCACCTGGACGACGATGCCCGTGCTGCTGAATTGCCCCCTGCTGTTTCAGGGTGGAGGCGGCGTCACGGCGACCTTCCCCATTGAGGCGGGAACGGATGAATGCCTCGTCGTGTTCGCGTCGCGTTGCATCGATCTGTGGTGGCAGAATGGCGGCATACAGACGCAGGCAGAGCTGCGCATGCACGATCTGTCCGATGGTTTTGCGCTCGTGGGCGTGCGCTCCTTGCCGCGCGTGTTTGCGCTCGATACGGCGAATGCGTGCTTGATCTCGGATGATGCCTCGACTTACTACAAACTCAACCCGACGACTCAGCAATTGGCGATGACGGCGCCCGGGGGAATCAACTTGAACGGAGTGACGATTGACAGCAGCGGCAACCTGACATCGCCCGCGACAATCCACGCGGCCACCGATGTGACAGTCACCGCGAGCAACACGAGTGTGAAAAACCACGACCATCAAGTGATAGGCATACAGACGGGAGGCTCTACGATCACGAGCACGGCCCCTGTGGTGGGCTCATGAGATACCGTCCCCTCGACGCCAACGGCGATTACACAATCGGGCAGCCGTGGCTCGTGAACTCGCCCGCGTGTGTAGCCCAAGCCGTATCCACCCGAATCAAGCTATGGCTCAGCGAGTGGTACGTCGATACGTCGGACGGCACGCCCTGGTTGCAGGGTATCATCGGCAAGAATTACACGAACCCGAATGCACTGATACAGCAGCGCATTGTGTACACGCCCGGAGTGAAAACAATCTTGACCTATTCGAGCACGTTCACGGGCAGCACTCGTAATTTCACGATCTCGGCCTTGATCGATACTATTTACAGCGTGAACGGTGTCAGCACCGCTCCCGTGACGGTGACCCAATGAGTGCTTACGTCAGTCCGACGGCTCCGATTATTGGCCCCGCGGGCATCACAGCCCCCGACTTTGCCGCCCTGCAAACCTACCTCATCAATGGGTATGAAGCGATTTACGGAGCGGACTCTTACCTTGGCAATGACTCGCAGGATGGGCAGTTCATTGCGCTGATTGCCCAGGCGCTGGCGGATTGCAATGCGGCGTGCATTGCCGTGTTCAATGGCTACGGCCCCAATGGATCACAGGGCGCGGCCCTGTCGTCGAATGTCAAGATCAATGGCCTGACGCGCCTCATCCCCTCTTACTCCACCATCCCCCTGACGTGTGTCGGCGTCGCCGGCACGCCCATCAATAATGGCGTGGCGCAGGATACGGGAAACAACACACTGTGGAATCTGCCCTCGCTCGTCACCATTCCCGCCTCGGGCACGATCACGGTCACTGCGACCGCGCAGCTCATCGGCGCGACGGTGGCGAGCGGGTCGGGAACCGTGACCAAGATCGCCACCCCCGTGTATGGCTGGCAGAGCGTCACGAACGGATCGAACCTAGCGACGCCCGGCAACGTCGTCGAGACCGATGCCGCGTTGCGCTTGCGGCAGGGGAACTCCGTCGCGTTGCCCTCACAGACTATATTCGAGGGCGTAGTGGCCGCATTACGCCAGTTGACGGGCGTCACGCGCTGCACGGGGTACGAGAACAACACCAGCACGACGCAGAGCGTCACTGGCGGCTCGCTCGCGGCGAACTCGGGCACGTTTTTCGTGGAGGGCGGAACGCAAGCCTCGATCATCAACACGATTTTCACAAAGTTTACCCCCGGCATCGCGACGCCGGGGAGCATCACGCAAGTCGTGACGGATACGGTCGGCTCGACCCGTACGATTGGCTATTCCACGCCGACCGATGCCACGATCACGGCGGTCATTGCGATCACACCCCTGACGGGGTGGAACGCGAATACGGAGGCTTACATCGTGGCGGCGGTCGTCGCGTACATCAACGCGGCGCCAATCGGATCAACCCTGTCCTTCATCGGCGTGCTGATCGCGGCGTCCTTGGGCGGCAATACGAATCCCGCGGTACAGGCGCTCGCGCCCACGTTCGCCGTGGCGAGCACGTCTACGCTCAAGAAAAATTCCGGTGCCGCGGCCTCCTCCGATGTCACGATCAATTACAACGAGGCTCCGCTCACGGCTCCGGGTAACGTCAGCGTGAGCGTGATCTAAATATGCCCGCGCCCCCTGCCCTGCCCCTGACGCCCGCGCCTTTCGTGCTCGTGCTGTCGCCCAACGCGGCACCCTACACAGCCCTCGTCACGTCGGAACACAATGAGAAGCCGAACTACATGGCGATGCTCGGGCTCGTGCTCGGGGCGTTTGCGGACACGCTTGCGGTAGTGAACTCGATCCCGAGTTATTACGATCTCGACACCGCAGTCGGGTCGCAGCTCGATGCGATTGGGCTATGGGTTGGACAATCGCGCGTGATCGGCACGGTATTGACGCTCGGGTTTTTCGGTTTTCCCGACGATCCCGCCGCACTCACCATGGGCGAACTCCACAACTCGTCGTTCAACGCGGCTTATGCGGGCGTGTTCTACGAGCTCGGGGGCACGTATGAAACGAATACCTCGGTGCTGGGCGACACAGACTACCGCACATTGCTGCGATTGCGGGTCGTGCGCAACCAATCGAACGGGTTGATTGGCGACATTGAGGAGGGGCTCAACTACGTGTTTGGCGCCCCCTGTCAGGTGCAGGACACGGGTGCCAAAATCTTAAATATCATTGTGCCCGTGCCTGTGTCTTCCGTCACAGAGGCGCTCGTCAAACAGCTCGACATATTGCCGCGCCCTGCCGGCATCGCGATTGGCACAGTCACCTTCCCTTCAAGCTAAAGGACACCACACCAACATGACTACTCCCTTGCCTTCCACCAAGCCCCCTGTGCGCGATGCCTGGGGCGATCAGGCGCCCGCAGGCGCGCTTGTAGACCCAGATGTCGCGCAAGCGGGCTATGTCGCCGCAGGATGGCCTCTCTCGCAGCAGCCTCCCGCGCGCCAATACTGGAATTTTGTCCTCAATTATTGCATGAATGGGATTCGGTACTTATGCCAGAACGGAATGGCTGCGTGGGACGCGAGCGAAACTTATCCCCTGGGCGCACTCGTCACTCGCACCGGGTTCGGCGGAGCAGGCAATTTTTTCCCTTTCCCCGGAGCGGGTGGGTACTACATGCTGCAATCATTGACCGCTAACAACCTCAATCATGACCCGGTAAAGGACATCTATAACAACGAAGGTCTCGGGACTTATTGGGGAAT